CTAATTGTGGTTGGTTAAATATGAATTTATCCAACAAAGATATTTTTATATGTAAGAAATGCAATGTAAAAATAGATAGAGATACGAATGGTGCAAGAAATATTCTATTAAAAGAATTGGCTGGTTACGAGTCAAAAGACCACTCAGAATTTATCTATGATAAATTTTGAGTAAGGTTAATGTAATGGTTCAAACAATACAGAACTTAGTAATAAAGAACTTAATGGACTATTTACTACGTTGGTGGCGAAAGGTGAGGAGTTAAATGCTGATTTAACTCGCATTAAAGGTAAAGGGGGATGTACAAACATTTGCAGATGACGCTGCAACAACAGTCACGGAACGGAAACAAGACGTTGGTAAAAAATCTGTCAGAAAACATAAAGGTATAATACAAACTGGTGGTAATTCTGGAAGATTAAGAAAAGGGTATAGATATACTGGTAAAAAATTAAAAAATGGTAAAACAGAGATTGTAAAATGTAAATGAAAGATTTAACCAAATTATAAATATATCGGACGAACATACATTTAAATAATAAAAAAAATGTTCTATTTTTTTATAATAAGTATATAATAAAAAAATAGAATATCATAAAAATTTTCAGCGATAGTTAAAGATAAGTTAAATAATAATAATGTTCTGGATAAATCAAAAACTGAGAATGTATATATTATTCTAGAATTAGACGCATGATACTTTGCTATAAATAAAAAACTAATTACAACTAAAAAAAAATCCTCTAATATATTAATATAGTATCAAAATGATTCAAAAAATAATTCATCAAATTTGGTTTCAAGGATTTGAAAATATTCCAGAGAAATATCCAGATCATTCAAAAAGTTGGAAGAAATTAAATCCAGATTATAAATATATTGAATGGGATGGCAAGAAGATGCGAAAATTGATAAAGGATAAATATTCGTGGTTTTTAAAAAGATACGATGAATATCCAAATATGATTCAGAGAATAGATACAGCAAAATATTTCATATTATATGAATATGGGGGATTATTGCCGGATGTAGATTGTGAATGTATTCGACCTATAGCACCATTAATAAAAGGTAAAAAATTTTTAGCAGTTGATTTTGGATATAATATGTTTGAACAACTTGTATGTATTACATCATTAGAACAAATGAAATGGACATTTTTTCAAAATGGTTTACTTGGAAGTATTAAAGGGCATCCGTGTTGGAGAGTGTTACATAAAAATCTTTTAAAAGAGGATTTAAAACAAGAATGGCATGAAAGTCGTCTAAAATATATTTTTAGGACGGTTGGTCCTAATATATATACGCGTTCAATTTATGAATATGGTATAGATAAGATTGATATAATTGAAAAGAAATTAGCAGATCCGACGAAATGGTGTGATTTTAAGGGTGACTGTCATACAGCTCAGCGATGTAGAATACAATTTCCAGAAGCATATACGATACATCATTATGGTACAAGAAATCCGGAAATAACATGGTTAAATTTAACTTGGACGAGTTTAGCTGGAATATTATTTTGTAAATATCAGGATAGAATAATGGCGGTAACATCTTTTATAATTTTGGGTATATTAGCATATATACGAAATAGTGGTGAATGTGGTTTTACGAATTTATCGTGTTTAATAAGTAAAACGAATGATAATTTTGTGATAATTTTACTAACAACAATAGTATATTTTTCATTTTTGCATTAAATAAATTAAATAAAATTTAAAATTTAAAATTTTTAATAAAACTATAATGATATTTTATTAAAAATATAATGATATCTTTTAAAATTCAAAAAAATTTATTATTAGAAAGGGATTGTAATAAACGGATAAGTGTATATAATTTTGACAATTTATTTGGTAATTTAGAAAATAAATTAAATAAAACGAAATCTTGTCAAGATTTATATTTTGAAAATAATGATTTTGTAAGAATAAAATCATCATATGATATTTTTAAAAAGATGAAATACAAACTAGCAAAACAAACGAATGCTCAGAATATTTCAAATGCTTGGTTAAAAGTATATGAATTAATTCATCAATTTAATTTAATAAAATTAGATAAAAAAACATTAGTTCATTTTGATAATGCGTCATTTCCAGGTTCTTTTATTTTAGGAACGAATCATTATATCAAAACGATGACTGAAGTAAAGAGATATGAATGGTATGGTAGTTCTTGGATAGAGTATGATAATAACCCGAGAACGGGTAAGCTTTTAGAAGATAAATATAATTTATACAGAGATTATCCAAAATATTGGTTAATGAATGAGAAATATGATGGTAATGTAAATACTATAGAAAATCAATTTTATTGGAAACGGCAATTAAAAAATTCGGTTGATTTATATACATCAGATTTAGGTTTTGAATTTGGCGAAAATAATGATTATTCAAAACAAGAAATGTCTCATGTTCAACCTAATATGGGACAAATATTAGCAGGATTATTAACATTAAAAAAGGGTGGTAATTTAGTAACAAAACAATATACATATTTCAATAGTTTAAATATATCGATATATGCTATTTTAACAAATCTTTTTGAAGAAGTTTATATATGTAAACCAATAACATCGCGTCCACCGAATTCTGAAACGTATGTAGTATGTAAAGGATTTTTAGGTCCATTTAATTCAAATAGTGTAGAAAGTGAATTAGTAAAATTGATAATAAATAAAATAAAGAAGTTTGATAATAAACCGTTAATAAATAAGGAATGTTTATCTAAAGAATTTTTAGATTCAATAACAGAATCTTTAACATATTTTGTTGAAAGACAAATATCATATATAAATAAGAGGTTAGAATGGTATAATTCAATAAAGAGATTACCGAAATATATAAAACAAAAGATTGGTGAAAAAAAATTAAAAGATTGGAAAATGGTAATAATAGTAAACTGGAGTAAAGATAATCCTGTTTATAAATTAAAAAATTATCAAAAAATAAAAAATAGAGAAATGATTAAGTATTGCTACATTTAGTTAACTAAAAGTAGCTTATACAATATAAAATCTAAAATTGAATAAATAAAAAATTTATTATAACAATTTATTATGCCTTTTGTTCAGGATTTAAAATTAGGAAAAAAATATGAAAATATATCATTAGAATATTTAAAATATGATGATATAATTTTCCAACCAGAAAAAAAGTTTAAAGAATATGATTTTGGAATCATAATTAATAAAAAAAAATTATATTTTGAAAGTAAGTGTGATAGACTTGCTCATAATACTGGTAATCTAGCTATAGAGTTTGAATGTAATAAAAAGCCGTCTGGGATTACGACAACAAAAGCACATTATTATATGTATCATATAATAAATAATAACGAGTGTTATAAAATTCCAACTAGAATATTACGTAAAATGATAAAAAATGAAGAATATCATAGAGAAGTTTTAGGTGGGGATGGTTGGAGAAGTCGTATGTATTTAATAAAAGTAACAAAATTTAAAAAATATAAAGTAACAAAATTTAAAAAACATAAAGTAGCAAAATTTAAAAAATATAAAGTAAAAATAAACCATTGAGTGTCCGTTAATATTAACAATATATTAGCAGGTAATATATACATACTTAGCATAAAAATATGTCGATTGATTTTCAGAAAGAAATTTGTATCAAACAATTCATAATTAATTGTGGAACTATGGCATTACAATTTAACAAATCATTAGAAATTATTTGGGAAAGTGTTGAATTTAAAAGGCATTTTTCTGATAATAGTTTAATTCTTCAAGATTATTTTGTATTTAATGAATCGTTTGAAAAAATTTCTAAAAAAATAAAAAATTGCGACAAAATCCATGGGCAAATGCTAACAAGTCACAATCAAGAATATTTTTATCTTTCAACATTAATGATAGTTAATACTGGAAGACATTTTGTTTCATTGCGGAAACTTAGAGAAGAAATCGGAATAATTAATCATTTAGATGTTATAAAACAACTTGAAACCGAAATTGAAAAAACGGAGGAATTTTCTAAAAATAGTTTTAAATTTTTGGCAAATATGAGTCATGAAATACGAACACCGATAAATGGTATTATTGGTATGCTTTCACTTTTAAGTGATACAGTTTTAAATGTTCAACAAATTGATTATGTTGAAACTGCAAATGATTGTTGTAATAATTTATTAGGTATAATAAATGATATTTTAGATTTTACAAAATTAGAAGTAAATAAAGTTAAAATTATAAATAAGAAATTTAGTTTAAGAGATTGTATTGATTCAAGTATAAATGTTGTAAATTTTAAGGCAAATCAGAAAGGTTTAATCATAAATTTAGATATAGATAGTAATGTTCCATCTTTTGTAATTTCTGATTACAAAAGATTGAGACAAATTTTAATAAATTTATTATCAAATGCAGTTAAATTTACGAATATTGGTAATATTCACATAATAATTTGTTCAAAACTTATAAATGCGGAATACAATCTACATGATATTGTATTTACGATTCGTGATACCGGAATTGGAATTCAAAAGGAACATATTGAACAAATTTTTACAAGTTATAGTCAATCAGATGTAACTGCTAGTGGAACTGGATTAGGTCTTGCAATAAGTAATAAATTGTGTACATTACTTGATGGTAGTATTACATGTACGAGTATATTAGGAAAAGGTTCAACATTCAAATTCAATATTAAAGTTAAATGTATAAAATTAACAAATATAGTCTATCCAAAAAAAAAAATTTTTATAGGTAAAAAAATACTCATAGTTGATGATAATGAAATGAATCGTCTTTTATTAATGACAACTATTTTAAAATGGTCATCACAAATAATTCCAGTATGTTGTTCTTCTGGCGAAGAAGCATTAAAATATATTAAGGAAATGAAATTTGATATTGCATTAATAGACATAATTATGCCCAATATGAATGGTTTTGAATTAGGTAAGAATATAAGAAAAATAGATAAAAAAATACCATTAATAGCACTATCGTCATTAAACGAACAAGATATTCTTGAAATCGATAATAAAATATTTGACACGATTTTATTTAAACCAGTAAATGAAAAAAGATTATTTAAACTGTGTAATACTATATTTGATAAATCAAATAATATAGATAATAAAATTCAAAAGATAAAAAATGCAAATTTATCAAAAATAATAATAGCTGAAGATATAATTGAAAATCAAAAAGTTTTACAAGGATATTTAACAAATTTTGGATATACTGATATTACTTTATGTAAAAATGGATTAGAAGCTTTGGATATAATTCGTACAAATGAATATGACATATTATTTTTGGATATAAAAATGCCGATAATGGGCGGTGTAGAATTATGTAAGATATTACATCAAAGTAAAACAATAAATAAAATTCCATATATAATAGCATTAACAGCTAATGTTATGGAAGATAAATATTATTATTTAAATGAATGTAAAATGAATAATTATCTAACAAAACCAATTGAAAAAGTAAAGTTATATGAATTACTTAAAATATATCACAATCCAATTCATGTAATTTAAGAAAATATAAGATTAAGTATTTTACATATAATAGATATTTAAAAATGAATGTTCAATATATAATCATAGAACATTTTCTTTTATAAAAGTAGTTTATAATGTCTAATCATCTTAAAATAAATAAAATTAGTAAAACTCTAAGTTATATTTTACGACATGGAGCTATAAAATATAATATAGATATAGATAAATATGGTTATGTAAAAATAGATGATATTTTAAATTTATCACAATTTAAAGAATTAGAATTAATACTTGATGATATATTTGAAATAGTATATAATGATAGTAGAGGAAGATATACAATTAAAGAAAGTTTAGATACTTTTTATATAAAGGCAAATCATGGGCATTCAATTTTAATGCCAAATTATGGAATAAAAGACATATCAGAACCGGATAAATACAAAATAGTAACTTATAATACTACATATAATGAATGGTTATTTATAAAGCAAAATAGAGGACTAAAAAAGGGAAATGGAAACTATATTGAATTACATATTTCTGGAAATTGCGATAATAATTATCGCCAATCACGATATAATAATCCAGTAACTATTTATATAAATTTGGAAAAAGCAATGGAAAATGGAATTAAATTCAAAATATCTTCAAATAATAAAATATTAACACATGGATTGAATGGATTTTTATCAATTGATTTTTTTGTAAAAGTATATAATATAAATAATGATTCATTTTTTGTTTTCTAAAACACATTATACATTAAATATATGTAATAAATAAATTGACAAACAATATTATGTCATTAAAGTTAACTTTAAAAAAATTACCATTTGAAGTAATGGTAACTGGTGAAAAAAAAATTGAATATCGTTTTCCATCTAAATGGATAGAAAGTCGATTATTTGATAAAGATAATAATAATAGATATTATAAATTTATAGAATTTACTAATGGATATGGAAAAACTAGACCATATTTTAAAGCTATATTTAATGGATTTATTATATCTAATAATATAGATACAATATATTCAAATGGATTAAAAATTATAAGAAATGAAAAAACTTATTGTATAAAAATTGGAAATATCGTAGATATTAAAAATTATCAAAACTGATACTTACACACAAATTTTAAAAATATCTATATTTTTAAAATTTACTACATATTCTATCGTAATTTTTTATAAATACTAAAAAACTATTTTTATCTAAATATATTTTACTTAATATTCATTTATATATAAATATGATTTTACTTATTATAATTACATCCACATAATCTCATTCTAATTTATTTTTATAATTATAATAAAATATTAGATATAAATATCTAATATAAAAATTGAGAATTATTTTATAAATTATAAAATATTATATATAAATATCTAATAATGTCTTATAACATAAAACCTACTGCACCACCATTAGACATAAATCATTACGATTCTCGTAATGAAGGAGAAACAGTTGATGATTTATCTAATAAAAAAATAAATAATAATTCACAATCAGTTCAACGACAAGTAGTATCAATTCCCGAACAACAAATAATATATACACCATATCGACAACAACAACAACCAAAATATCAAGATACATCTACCTATGATCAACCAAATACACTTCCACCACAACAACCACCACCACAATATCAACCACCACAACAACAACTACTTCCACCACCACAACAACAACCACTTCCATCACAATATCAATCACCACCACAATATCAAACAAAAGCTACCTATGGCCAACCAAATATATCTAGCCAACAACAATTTGTATATCAATCAAGTATTCCTTCCCAACAACCATCGGTATATCCATATTCAACAAAAATAAAATATATGCCAAAATACAATCAATATCAAGCAAAAAATCCGGAAATATCACAATATACATATACATCTTTTCCACATTCAATGAATCGTTCTCAAAGTTCTCCTTCTATTTTAAGATTACCATTATCATCACAAATATTTTTTACTAGTAAAAGTGGTATAAATTGTGTTTGTACTTATTGTTATCATTATCAAACAACAAATGTAAAACTTAAACGTAATTTTATATCATATTTTTATTGCTTTGTTTTAACAATGGTTGGTTGTTGTTGTATTTATCCTTGTATTGGGAATGATCATAAAGATAGGTATCATTATTGTTCTAATTGTTTTAAATTATTAGGCCATTCATAAATTTGATTTTATATCAGTTATAAAACCATTCGTTTTAGCCATTACATTAACCTTACTCAAAATTTATTTGTAAATTGGATTAAAAAGTATATAACTAAAATTATTTTACATATTGATATATGCAATATACAAAATAATTTTATAGACGTATATATTTTTTTTTACAATCAATATATTTTTCTATCTATAATTAATCTATCTAAAAATTAATTTCTATTATTAAATTGATTTAAAAATATTATATTATATATAAATATATTTACATATATTATGACCAATTCAAAAAATCAAAATATTTTAAATATATGTTTTAACCAAGATACATCTTGTTTCGCATATTCAGGAAATAATGGTTTTACTGTATATAGTTGCGATCCATTCCGTCAATCTATTAAACGTATTTTTAATGGAGGAATTGGTATAGTCTCAATGTTATTTCGCTGTAATGTAATGGCTATTGTTGGTGGTGGTGAAAATCCAGAATTTTCACCAAACAAAGTTATAATATGGGATGATCATAGTCAAAAAAAAATTGGAGAACTGGCATTTCGAACACATATAAAAAGTGTAAAATTAAGAAGAGAAAGTATTATTATTGCTTTAGAACATAGAACATATATATATAATTTTTCAGATTTAAAATTACGAAATACAATCGATACTAGAAGTAATCCAAATGGAATTGTTTCTATTTCAATTATTTCAAATTCAAGTGTTGTTGCGACATTAGGAATGAATAAAGGAATAATTCGTATTGAACATTATCAATTAAATAAAACGCATATACTTGAAGCTCACGATTCTGAAATTTGTTGTTTAAATTTATCAGATAATGGTAAATATTTAGCAACTGCATCAATTCTTGGAACTATTATTAGAATATGGGATACATATACCGGTGAAAAAATTCAAGAATTAAGAAGAGGAACTGAACTTGCAACTATTTATAGTTTAGCATTTTCACAAGATAATAAATATCTTGCTTGTTCATCAAATACTGGGACAATACATGTATTTAAATTAAAAACAGATAAAGATAGAGATAGATATAGTGAATTACATAATCTATCTGAAATTAAAGATACCGTTAATAATTCGAAATCTTCATTCTCGATTATAAAAGGATATTTACCTGCTTATTTTAGTTCTGAATGGAGTTTCGTTCAATATAGAACGAAACATACTAAATTATTTGTTTCATTTACGAATGAAAATAACAAACTATTGATTATAACAGATGATGGATTCTTTTATAAAATATCTATAGAATTTGAAAATAATGTATGCCAATGTACTGAAGAAGAACATTATAAATTTTCCTAAAATTTACATTAACAAAATAGAAGAATACGAATCTTTTCACGATTTATACCAAAACTTTTTCTATTATTAAATATATTTCGTTTTTCTAATTCTTGTTTTGATGGTCGTATAAATAACTTATGATTTAATATATTAATTATTTTCCATTTATTTAATTTATCAATTCTATTATGAATTCTAGGAGAAATATTTTCATTATGATGAATTATATTTTCTTTTAATAAATGTTTAGAATTTAATTTAAATTCTAATTTAGATTTAATAATATTACATTTTTGATTGAAATTCATATATTATAATTAAGTATAATATTTTTTATTAAGTATATATTATGTATAATCGTTAAATATAATCATAAATTGAATTAAAATTTAAACTATATTTATGATTATATATTTTACAATATTAATGAATACCGAATTATCAATTACCGCTCTTTTTTATCTTACATATCAATTTATTTTTATACTATCATCAAAATTTTTAAAATTATCTAAACGAAATAATATTCATGTTGCATCAAAAATTAATAGCTGTATTAATGCTAGTTTTGCTGTATATTATTCAGTTTCATATTTATGTGGCTTCAATAAAATAGAAGATATGGAACAATATGTTTTAATATTACGAGGATATCTCATTTATGATTTAATCAATATTTCCTATAATTACCAACATTTTGATTGGGCAACTACCTTAGTTCATCATATAAGTCTATTTGGAGCAAGTTATGTTAATCTATATGATAATTCTAATACATATTATTTCGCACGAGGAATGATAGGCGAATTAACTAACTTTTTCCTATATTTTGGATGGTTTTTATTAAAATTTAATATGGATAAAACAAAAATTTTTAAAACAAATGCTTATGTACTTATTATATTATTTTTTATTGTACGAGCATCTAATTACACTCTATTATTATGCGAAATAATTCAAAGTGAAACACTTTTAATAATTTTACCAGTATTAATATTATCATCTCTAAATAATTATTGGTTTTATAAATTAGTTCAAAAAGGGTTCGAAATGAAAACTACTAATCAAATTACTTTTTCTACAGAAGAAAGATATTAATTATAATATTATTTATGAAAATTCTTAATTATTTTTCAATATTTGAAAAAAATCTTGTAAAACAATTATTTATACTCAATAACAGAAATCAATATATTTGCCATGAAAATACTTAAAATATTACATTATCTTAATTTACTTTTTTATTTTATTTACTTTATTTTTAAAATTTCTGGCATTCCATTTTTTAATCTTTTACCAGAATATTTATATCCTTTTCTCAATCTACCTGTATTGCCACCAATTTGGATAATTCCTCTATGTTTTCTTGTTTTCTTAGATTTCTTTTTACCTCCAGTTGTTGCTGTTTGTGGTTGTGAGTTGGTTGATGGTTGTGAGTTGGTTGGTGGTGGTGGTGGTTGTGAGTTGGTTGATGATGTTTGTGGTTGTGAGTTGGTTGATGGTTGTGAGTTGGTTGGTGGTGGTGGTGGTTGTGAGTTGGTTGATGATGTTTGTGGTTGTGAGTTGGTTGATGGTTGTGAGTTGGTTGGTGGTTGTGAGTTGGTTGATGATGTTGGTGGTTGTGAGTTGGATTTCTTGCCCCAATGGACCTTTCCGTATTTGTTTACGCTTTTGTCCCAGCCTCCCGGTGTTGCTGGTGCTGCTGTTGCTGCTGGTTGTGAGTTGGTTGGTGGTTTTGGTGGTCCCGTTAAGATGGGTGCTTGTAAGTTGGATACCATATTATAAAGTTCATCATATAATAAATCTTTGTTATTAAATTCTGTGTTATTTTTGATTTTTATAATCCAATTATTTTTTCTATCTTTTATATCAAATTTCATTGGAAATAAATCCTCATCATTAGAAATTAAATCTTTTAATCTTTTTAACTCCTCCTCATAAAACGTTTTATACCACTTTGTATTTTCGATTTTTTTTAACTGAAGCGCCTTTAAATTAGCTTTCTTTGTAGTATATAATATGTATTTTTTATTTTCATATGAAATCTCTGGACTAATTTCTGTAATTTCAGATGTATTTTTGAAAATATCAGCTATTTTTATTCCATTATCATTTATATAAAAAGACTTTATATTTTTATCGATTAAAATTTTATGTAAATCGCTATCATAATCATTTCCTCCAATTTGTTTTTTGTTTTTTTTTTTATTAATTCTCACAAGTAATGCATATGTTTTTTTATTATATGTTTTTTTATTATATGTTTTTTTAACCATTTTCTATTATATATACATATATTAGAAAATTATAATTATTTAAAATTTTTAAATTAAATTAAATTTTTAAAATTTTTGGTAATCCATTTTTAAGTTGTTTTCCACAAAATTTATATCCTTTTCTTAATCTCCCAGAATTACAACCAGTTTGAATAATACCTTTATGTTTTCTTATATATTTTTTTATATGTTTTTTTCCCCCGGTTGTATGAATTGGTGTCAATACACCAATTATATCATCAATTGGTGTCAATATACCAATTATATCAGGTGCAAAAATAAATTCATCATTATTATCTTTATTACGAAGATATCTTTTTGTTATATTCTTTTGCAAAATATCATAATCTTCTTTTGTATCAATAGTATATGTATCAAAATCTAAAATTTTATTATTTTCATTTTTAAGAATAGGATATACTGGGCTATATTTTAAATTTTTTTTAATTTTATTAAAATCTTTTTTAAGAATTAAAAACATATTTGAATATTTTTGTGGAATATCAAATTTACTATCGGAATCTAATTTAATTTTAGTTCCATTTAAAATATTAGGAATATTTTTTAATGTCATTATATTAAAAATTCTATTTATATAATAACTATAGATAAAAATTTGTATACCATAATTTAGGTTGTATATCCTGGAATAAGAGAAGGTAAGGAATTTTTAACAAAAAAGTCAGCAAATACAAGAGAAATAATAGCCATTAATTTCATTAAAATATTTAAAGCGGGACCCGATGTATCTTTAAGTGGATCTCCAACTGTATCACCAGTAATAGCTGCTGCGTGTGCTTCTGACCCTTTTCCTCCATAATTTCCTTTTTCTATATATTTTTTAGCATTATCCCACGCTCCTCCAGTATTAGAAGATGATATAGCCATTTGTACTCCTGAAATTAAAGAACCGGTTAATAAACCAGATAATGCCTTAATCCCAAAAAAGAATCCAAATCCAATTGGGGTAAAAATTACTAAAATACCAGGAAGTATCATTTCTTTTAATGATGCTTGTGTTGAAATTTCAACGCAACGAGCATAATCTGGTTTAACATCTCCTGTCATAATACCTGGATTTTCTCTAAATTGTCTTCTAACTTCTTCAACCATTTCTTGAGCAGCTTTTCCGACAGATTTCATTGTCATAGCAGAAAATACATAAGGAAGCATTGCTCCAATTAATAATCCGAAAAAGGTAAATGAATCTAAAATATTAATTCCTTGATATCCTAATCCAGCTCGTGAAACGAAAGCACCAAAAAGAGCAAAAGAAACTAATGCCGCAGAACCAATTGCAAATCCTTTTCCAATTGCAGCAGTAGTATTTCCAGCAGCATCTAATGCATCTGTTCGTTGTCTAACAGACTCATCAAATCCAACCATTTGAGCAATACCGCCAGCATTATCTGAAATTGGACCATAAACATCAATAGTTAAACCAATAGTTAAGGTAGATAACATACCAAGAGCAGCAAGCGCGATTCCATACATATTTGCTAATTGGAAACTAACTAAAATCGTAATAGCTAAACAGATAACAGGAACAACTGTGGAAAAATTTCCAAGTGCAAGACCATAAATAATATTTACAGCAGCACCTTTATCGCAAACACTTGCTAATTCTCTAACTGGGCTATGACTATGACTAGTCATGTATTCAGTAAAATATCCAATAATTAACCCAGCCCATAATCCACAAATAATTGAAATAAAAGCACCAGTATTAGTAGTTTTGTGTAAACACCAAGATGGCATTTCATCATCCCAGATAAAATCAGAATCACTAATATTATTAGATAATTCAACACAAAATTTTGATGGTAAAAATAAATATGAAATTAGCGCGATGAATGGTGTAGTCAATAATGTCGATACAATTAATTGAATTTTTAATGATTTTTCAACATCTTCTTCCTTTTTCACTTTATACCAAATTGGTATTAAAGCAGTAAAAAAACCACTAATAATTCCGATACTTGTAATCAATAGTGGAAATAATAATGAACTCCAGTATTGATTTAAATCTGGGCTCATAGAAGCTAGAATTAAAGCAGCACATGTTGCTTCCGCAAACGAACCAAAAAGATCCGCTCCCATTCCAGCAACATCCCCAACATTATCTCCAACATTATCAGCAATAACAGCTGGATTTCTTGGGTCATCTTCGGGGATACCTTGTTCTACTTTACCAACTAAATCAGCACCAACATCTGCCGCCTTTGTATAAATACCTCCACCTACACGACCAAATAATGCAATTGCTGATCCTCCTAAACCATATCCAGCAATACATTCAAATAAAGATTGACCATTTCCTAAAATACTTAAATCCCAATTCAAATGATATAAATTAATAATTCCATATAAAATTAATAAACCTAATGAACAAAGACTAAATCCCATTACTGCCCCACCACTAAAAGCTGTATTAAATGCCATACCCCATCCAATTTGAGCACTAATAGTTGTTCGAGCATTAGTATAAACTGCGATTCTCATTCCAATATATCCAGCTAACATTGAAGTAAGACCACCAACTGCAAAAGATGCAGCAGTTAATCCTCCACGCATCCAACAAGAACCATCAGTTGATTGAATCATACCATCAATAATTTTAGATTTACCACAATTTCCAGCACTTCCAATTAAAACAATAATTATTCCTGAAAATAAAAGAATAAATATATACATGTATTTAAACTCTTCTCTTAAAAATGCAGAAGCACCTTCAGATATTGCTTCATATACAGAAATTAATTTATTTCTATCAAATGAATTACCTTCTTCTAATGGATGATATACTTCATCTTCATAAATTTTAATCTTTCGAATTTTCAAATATTGATACAATGCAAAAAATAATCCAATTATACCAGATGTAAAAATCAATCCAGTTACATATTTTTCTCCAAGAATTGGAGGAATTGGAGAATAATCAGTTGTGTTCATTTTTAATATTTAATATTTTATTATCTTTAATCAGTTTTAATTATTTTTAATTACTTTTAATTACTTTTTACGAAAACAATATATAAATTTTAATTATCTTTAATCAATTTTTATTTTTTTTTAAAACAATATACAGAATATAATTTTTTATTATTTCTCATTTCAATAAATTCTTTCGGTATTTTCTTAAAATTACATTTATTAAAATATTTTTTAAATAAATTCATATCAATTTGATATTTTTTTTCCCAATTTCTCATAAGACTATTATCTATCTTTAATAAAAATATACCATTTTTATTTAATAAATTATAAACTGACTTAATATATTTTCTCTGTATATGTTTATTAAATTTATAATATCCTAATACTCCAAAAGAGAAAATTACATTAAAATAAGATTTTTTATCTGGATATATTTTTAAAACTTTCATTAAATCTGTTTCTAAATAACCATTTTTTTTAGATAAAATATTGGAAATATTATATTTACTTTTTATGTCTAATATCCAATAATTGATTTGTTTATTAAACATGTAATAATCAAATATATTATAAATATCCATACCAATATTTAAAATTTTACTATTTATGTTAACTTGATTTCCAATTATTTAATAAAATTCTATCAGGCAATGACCACATTATTATATACATGATTAATAAAATGATAAGTATAGCTAAAATATATGTTATAATCATTTATTATTATACAATAAATTTTTTTTAATAAAAACTTTATTATATATAATAAATGATAAAGATAAAAATTTAATTCTCTTAAATTATCAAAAAATTTTCTATTATTTCATTTATTTTTGGAATATTTATTCTAAAATTTTTGTCACGATTACGATAAATATTTCCTAAATCTACATCATGAATTCCATCATTTTCGAATTGATGAATATGTATATCTAATCTTTCCAAATATTTTTTATATATTGTCGGAAAATCATAAATAAAAGAAAAACCATTTGGATTTATTATTAAACATCTTGATTTACAAGGTATAAAAAAAGATGATATAACTCCTGCTCCATGAGAAGAAATAAATAATGATACATTATTCAATAAATTTAATTCATCTTTTAAATTATAATTCTCAAATTTAATTAATTCTACATTATTATAACGCATATTTAAATTATTAAATAATTCTTTTTCATTTTTCACTCTTCGGTGTTTAGCTCCATCTCTTGATAAAAGTACGATTTTATTTGGATTTTTATTTTCTGAAATATTATAAAATTTTAAATACATTTTTTTTATTAATTTAACAAAATTTTTATTAATTGTTTCATCAATTGTTTCATAATTTTCATATTTATGCCAATTTGAAAAAGAAATTGCCTGACCTATTCCTAATGTACTTATAATAATATTCTTAAATAACGTTCCAGTTGGATAATCGGATAAAAATTTAATTTTATGTTTGGTAAATGGTAATAAATATTCCCGATATTTATCCCGAATTGTTTGATTATAATCAGATTCATCGTGTGCTCTTAAAAATATTATATAATTATCACGATTTATATTAGATATAGAATTTTGTAAAATCTTTTGATCTATAAATATCATTTTAATTATTGGAATTAAATTATCTATAAAAAAATGTCCAATATTATCTAATGACATTACTTTATATAAATAAACTTTTTTGGTTATTGTGTTATTTATAATGGATTGCGTTCTATCTTCTTCAAAAAGAATTTTACAATCATTTGGAATTTTACATTGTTCATTTTTATAAAGAAATTTTTCTTTTACAATTTCTTGATTATTATATCTATTTAATTTTAGTTTCATATTAATTTCTTTATATAAAATATTTTCAAAATTATAAATATTTATAGGATTTCTTCGTATTTCATACGGAATACTTTCAGAATTTAATATAGAATATATTGTTTGATAACTAGCCATATTTATTTAGTATATATAATTATATATACTAAATAAATAAACATATGAATATAATTGAAATACCTATAAAAATTTTATATGGAAAAATTGTTTGTAAATCGGATTCAATAAATAATCAATTTGGTCAATATCCCAGAATTGGTTGGGTTGATATAAACAATAAAACAGTAAATAAAAAAAATATAAAATATAAAATAATAAAATTAGAAGAATCACCACAATATCACTTTTTATGTAATAATAAAAATTATTATAAAGAATATATGAATGTAAATGGATGGATTAGTGGATATGGAAAAGAAAGAAAAAATGCAGTAAAAAATTTTGAAAATTTAATATTAAATTTTGATGAAACAAAAATGACACAAATTGACTGTGTTATAGAAGAAGATAAATATGTTTTAGTCGATGGATTACATAGATGTTCAATAATGTTTTATAAAAATAAAGATAAATTTATAAAAATAAATATTATAAAATGTAAAGATTTTACATCATTACCGCGTAAATAAATACAATTGTCTTCCATGATTACTTGGATCATCATAAGAATGTTTACTTATTTTTTTAACATTTTTATATAATGTATTTAATAATTCTATTTGAGGAATTGCTTCAAATTCATTATTTGCTTCGTAAAACATTGTATCTGATAATTTAGAAGCATATGTATATAATCTTTTCCATTTTTTTACCCAAGAACCCATAGATAATACAATTACAGCATCAATTTTATTTTCATTATGAATGTAATTATCAACAATATTAATATCATCTCTGTCAAAATCACAAACATAAAAAATTAAATTATATTTATTATAATTATTTAAAGCATTTGCACAATTTATACAACGTGGATCATAATCTAGTCCTATACCTGAATTTATAGTTTTACCAAGTTCCATCAATAATCCGCCAGTATTACAACCAAAATCAATTATATTTTTATTATTAAAATCAAAATGTTTCTTCATTATTTCATAACGAATCTCATTATTTCTTTGTCCTTGTATTTTGTATGTTCCAAAATTCAAAGTATGATAAGCAGAAGCAAATGCTTCACCATTTGGAAAATTACCTCTTGCATATGATTTTTTTGTATTTTGGCATAAAGTCTGTATCTTTTTACAATTTTCGGAAGAAAACATTTATTATTTTTATAAAATATATTATATATTTAATTATACCGAATGTATTAAATATATATGATATTTAATATAGAATTATGTCAAAAGAAAAAATAAGAATTATAACATATAAAAATGATGAAGTATATAATATTTTAGATAAAATACCATTATTTAATGGATTAAGAAAACATAAAAGGGGGGAAATTGTAAGATTAAAAAACAATGCATTAGCTCAAATTATAAATAAAAAAAAAAGTAATAGAAAAGCATTAGTATTTATAAGTTCTAAAAATGTATCGAATTTAACAAAATTAATATTTCATCAAAGAATGAAATACATTGATTGGCCAAAACTAACTGATAAAAAATTTAGTTCTAAAATAAAAAAAAATTTTGAAATTTTAAATTATACTGCTCCAACTGATAACTTTGTAAATAAAGAAGCATGTAATGCAACTTATGGAAAAATTAAATTAGGATATTATCAAAAAATTGTAAGTTCTTATTTAATATATGGTCCATATAGAGGATTATTAGCATGGCATGGATTAGGTTCAGGAAAAACTTGTACTTCAATTGATGTATTAAATTCTTTTATATTAAAAGTACATTTTAATAATGAATTTTCATATAAAATTTTATCAAATAAAAATAAAGATGAATTAGATATTCCTACATCACCAAAAAAAATATATGTAGTAATACCACCAGTGAAATCACTTGAAGAAAATTATAGAATGGAAATATCTAAAACATGCCCATCAATAATTAAAGATTTCGTTGAAAACTCACAATTAAATAAAGATGGCTCAAAACCAAAAAAAGACCCAACCAATAAAATTATTAATAAATATGTTAAAATTATTTCCTATGTTTCATTATCTAATAGAGTTAAAAAAGGAATAATAAAATTAGATGATTCACTTTTCATATTAGATGAATCACATAATTTATTATATCCACCATCAAGATATAAAAAAGAATATGATTATTTAGTTACTAAATTAAAAAGTGCTAAAAATGTTAAAATATTACTATTAACCGCTACACCAATATTTAAATCTATAACTGATTTACCACGCCTTATAAACATTATGAAATATAAAGATGAAAAACAACTACCTGAATCAGAAGAAGAATTTTATAAACAATATTACAATATTTTTGGAAAATTAAATAAATTGAAATTATCGAATGATGTAAAAGGATATATTAGTTTTTTTGATATTGAAGATGATATTTCTCTATTTGCTAAAAAAAAATTTATGAAACCATATATTACAAAAATAGATGATGAACATTATACTCGTTGGCAAAATACACATAAAAATGAAAATCAAAAATATGAAATTGTTAAAACATCTGATATTAATGATAAACACTTTAAAAATGAAAAATTTACTAATTCTGTATCCGGTTATTATAAAAAATCTTCCGCAATGAGTAACCTTCCTTCTGTATATTCACGAAAAGGTATATATACAGAAAAATTCCATCGCCTATTAAAAAATATTGAAAAATATGAAAAAGAAAAACATTTTATTATATCTCGTCATAAAGCATCTGGGGCAAATAGTATTGGATTTTTTCTAGAATCAAAAGAATGGACAAGATTAAGTAATAATAAAAATGATCATGGAACAAAAAAACCAATAACTAAAGTTCAAATTGCTACACAATTAACTGAATTAGATGAAAAATTAAAATTAAATACTATTACTCAAAATTATTACAATAAACAAAGAAAACAACTTTTTGAAAACTTTAAAGGAAATCCTTATAAAAGCTTTTTAATATTTAATAGTTCAAGTACCGCAAAAGCAATTAGTCAAGGAAGAAATTTCTTCAATGTAAAAGAAAATGTTGATGGAAAATATGCTCGTATTTTTATTGGTGATGAAAAATTTTCAGAAGGCGTATCTTTAAGTGATACACTACATGTCCATTTATTTGAACCTTTCTATTCCAAACAAGGTGAAAAACAAGCAATTGCTCGTGCTGTTAGAAAATGTTCTCATAAACGTCTCCCATATGAAAATAGAGTTGTAAAAATTCATAAATATTATAATAAAACTAAAAATAATGAAAATTTGACAGATAATATTATTGAAAAATATTCTTCGAAAAAACAAGAAGTTTTACAAGAAATTATTAATAGTACTATTTCTGGAGCGTTAGAAAATTAAAAGAAAAAGACTTAATCCAAAATATAGTATAATGGATAAAAAACTTTTGATTAATCTTATTAACAAAATTGATAAACTTCAAAATAGTGTAGATAAATTACAACAAGAAATGGAAAAAATTACTATAAATCAATGTGATTTATCCAAAAAATGTGACAAAATGTCACAACATATTGATTTTATAGATAATGTATATGAAAAAGTAAGACAACCATTAGGATATGTATGCAATAAAATTTCTTCTATTATCGGCAATGAAATTGAAAACCCGAATACTTTACCAAGTATTCAAAATTAAAAACTACTCGTAATATCTTTTTTTGCTAATTTACCATTATAATTAATTAATTCCATAATTTCAATTGGAGAATTTATATCATTTTCATGTTTAATTAAACTACACTTTAATTTATCATACGTTTTAAATAATTTTGTATCAATTTTATAAGTTTCATTATAAAAATTTGATAACATATTTTCTATAATAGATGATATTTCTGTTATTTTTTTAGGATTTTTAATATTTATATTTGATGCTTTTATTTCAATATCATTAAATTTTTTATTTATTTTTTCCAAATATTTTTTTAATATTAATAAATATTTTAATCCTTTTTTATAATATTTAATTTTATTTGTTAAATCATAACTATTGGTATTAGATAATTCTTTTACTTTATCAATTGTATCATAATAAATGTCCTCTGTTATATCATAATCTATTAATTTAGGTTGAAAATTATTAATATCTTCAACAATATGACTATATATATTTAATTCATCATATATATCTTCATATATTTTTAAAAATATATTAGAATATATATTTGTTTCTTGTAATTTATCTAAATTTTTTTTTATAAAAATTTTTTTTTTTATAGTACAAATATTTTTATAATCTTTTTTCTTAGATTTTTGTTTTATTTTATTTAATTTTTTATAAAACATATCTAATTTATTTTTTTCTTTTTCCTTTCTTTTATTTTTATCAATAATTATTGAACTATCTGTAATATTTAAAAATTTAAAATCAATTGAACCATCTTCAAATATTAATGAACAAATTTCACCTTCTAATTGTTTTGCTTCTTTAATAGAAGTTATTTCTTTATCTTTAAAAAAAATTGTAGAATATTGTGAAATATCAAAAGATTTTAATTTCTGTTTTTCTCTTTCTATTTTAGAACTAATTATATGTTCTAAAAAACGATGATTTAATCTATATTCTTTATTAATATCAATCGCAGGACTTTTTAAGAAATGCCTACTTTTAATATCATTTATATTATTTTTAACTCTTTGTATTATATTTTGTTTTAAATAATTTAAACTTTTAGATAATTGTATTATATTATCACAAATCTTCTTTTTATCTTGTGTTATAATTTCCCCAGCTGCTGTTGGAGTTGGAGCAACTTTATCAGCTACAAAATCACATAATGTTGTATCTCGTTGATGTCCAATCGCACTAATTATCGGGATTTTAGAATTAAACACGCCTTCTATAACTTTTTCACTATTAAATCCCCATAAATCCTCAATAGAACCTCCTCCTCGTGTAATAATAATTATATCCAAATTTTTATATTTATTTAAATCATCTATTGCATTTTTTATATCATTTTCACAATCAACTCCTTGAACTTTTGTATTTCGTATAATTAAACTATTACCATAACTTCTTCTTTTAATCACAGAAATAATGTCTGTAATAGCAGCACCTTGCATTGCTGTAATTACCCCGATTCTTTTATTATCTTTTGTAATTTTCTTTTTATTATTATCATCAAAATATCCTAATTTTTCATACTTTGTTTCTAATTTTTTATATTGAATGTAAAAATTGCTTTCTTCTTTTTTACATATTTTCATATTTTGTACTAATAATGAAATTGTATTTTTAGATTCATAATGTGTTATTTTACAAATTATTTTTATTATATCACCATTCTTTATTTTTGGAAAAACTTTCCACGTAGTATACCAAGACATACAACTAATTGTTGTATTATCTTCTTCATCTCTTAAATCAAAATATAAATTTCCATTAAATTTTGGATTACGATAATTAGTTACTTCACCTTTTATAAAAAATAAATTTTGATGACATGGTCGTAATAAATTTGAGATTTCTTGAGTTATTTGAGAAATTGATTTATATTGATTTTTTTTAGAAATACTCATTATAATATTATAAATTAGTTTCAAATTATTATTTAATTTTAAACCAATTAAACTTTTATATTATCTAATACATCTTTTATGACAGTTAATACATAATAAATTTTTTAATATATTTATCTTAATAAAAAAATTTTAAAAACGATTTATTTTAATCTTAATCAATTATTATTATGAATAATACTACATCACATTATGTTTTTTATTTAGTTGGAGCCGCAGGAGTAGGTAAAACAAGTTATTTACATCGTCTTACTACTGGCAATTTTCTTCAACCACAACAGTATTCTAATCAAATTAATAATCAAATTAATAATCAAAATATTGAACCAGGTTTAATATATGATGCTAATTTTGATACGAATTATGGTCGTAAACATATTACATTTGTAGAATTAAATAACATCAATAATCTTGATTGCAATGGTATTATATTTATGTTTGATAAAACTAATATGAATACATTAAATACTGTTAGTAGATTAATGGAAAATCATTCATCACATATTAATAATTTCGTTTTATGTGGTAATAAATCAGATTTAAGAAATACACAACTATCTCTAGAAAATTATCTTCCAAATATTCAAAATAGACGAATCAATTATTATGATATATCTGTTAATTCATTATATAATTTTGAAAAACCAATTATATCACTTTTACAACAAATACTAAATGTTAATAATCTAGTTTTTATACCAAATAATGAAAATGCAGTTGATTTTTAATACAAACAAATTTATAATAAAAATAAACTAAAATATTTATGGACTCGTTTTTACTTATTGATATCTACCATACTTTAAAATATCTATGACAAAAATTTATACGGATAGTTTTTCACTAATTCTTAATTCAGCTTCATCATTTCGTTCTTTCATTATTTTTTCAAATAATTTATTAACATCAGTTATATTTTCTTTTTTTTTCTTTAATTCAATGCCATACCAATAATTACCATCTTTATAACGTTTTTTACTTAATTTTAAACTTTTTAATACAATTGGTAATAATTGCTTAATTTCTTTTTTTTCTTGAATTTTATCTTCTTTTAATAACATTACTTCTATTATTTGATTAAATAATATTGTAAATTTAATTTTATCTTGTAATTTATCATTTAAATTATAATTTTTTTTTATAAATTTCTTCAACTTTTGTTGTGTCATTTTCTTATCTTTAACGTTATAATATTTTACAAATACTTCTAATTGTTCAATATTAAAAAAGAAATTATGTTCTAAAGCTTCTTTCAAATTTTCGATATCATCTTTTGCCCCATCAATTGTATTAATATATTTCAACTCTGGAAAAATATCTAAATCAATATTTTTATCTAATGTAATTACATTATTGTAATGTTTATTGTAATATATGAAACATGAATTTTTTTCTTTTACAATAGAATATAAATTACCTAATGATATATCGTTATATGATAATAATTCTTTATTATATGAACCTGAATCTAAATCTATTAGATTATTGTCTTCTTTAATTTGTATTTTTCCTTCTAAAAAACTATTTGCATTCCATATACTCGGTAATTTACGAAATTCCATATTTTTACTTAATGGATCTCCTAAACGTGTAGAAATATTTGTTTTATTACTTATATCTGCAAAGCCTTTGTCTTTGTCTTTGTCTTTGTCTTTATCTTTATTTGTAATATCTATTTTAAAATAAGATTGAAATGAACTTAATGAACTATTTAAATTATTTAGTATTTGTTTTAATTTATCTAAATCTTCTAAATTTTGATAAAATCCATTATTTTCTTCATTTTGTATATTGCTTTCTATAAATTGTTTTGTATATTGTGAAATATCATTAATCGACCATAATATATTATAATCTTTATATATCAAATCGTGTAAATCTTTTATTATATCAGACTTTTTATTAGATATAATAAATTTAAATTCTTCATCGATTTCTATTAAATAAGCATTATTTGCATTATTTTCATTTATTCCATGAATTCCAAACATTTTAATATGTATGATGTATAGTACTATACATCTTTATAAATCGTTATTCCAAACACACTTGGTATACATCATATCTAACAATGTGTATTCAAAATTTTATATATTTGAGCTAAATTTTCATTTAAAGGAACTTGCACATTATTGTTTAATATTTGCCTTTGTGAAATAAATTCATTATAAAATTTATAATTACAAGACTTGCGTATTATTAAAATTTTACCCTCGATTGATAAACCAATATATAATCCTTTACTTTTTGAATAACTATACATTGGCTCTATTCCCTGAGTTGTTAAACCTATTGCAACTTCAGCATCTCTTCCAACTGGTCCAACAGATATTGAAACCTCTCCTCCTAATGTAATTTGATTATTTTTCATAAATTGTTGAACAGCTCTATTTGTATTTAATACAATTATTATATCTACTTTTCCTAATCCAAATCGCAATCCAAAACTTAATCCACATGTGCCAACTGCTGAAGGACCTGACCATTGTTCTCTTCCTTGAGAAGAATTACCCTGTTTGATTATAATTATACCTGTTCCTATAGAACCATTCAACATAAATCCAGTTTTAACAATTGTTAATATAACTATGCCTTTAGCATTTTTTAATATTTGTTTAGGTATCTGTTTATCTATCTTAATTAATGTAGGATTGATATATTCTTCTAATGATTGACGAGATTGTTTTAAAATTCCATCCATACTAATTCTAGTTACAAATGACGATAACACACCATTAATATTCATATTATCCTTTAATAACTTAATATTAAAGAATATTTAATTTTATTTTATTCAATTTATATCAACATTAATATAAATATTGTTAATGAGTCTTATACATCAAAAACTTGTACCAATTGTGGTTGGTTAAATATGAATTTATCCAACAAAGATATTTTTATATGTAAGAAATGCAATGTAAAAATAGATGGAGATACGAATGGTGCAAGAAATATTCTATTAAAAGAATTGGCTGGTTACGAGTCAAAAGACCACTCAACATTTATCATAGATAAATGTTGAGTAAGGTTAATGTAACGTTTACTGATTTTTTTCAAAATTAAAAAAATAAAATTGATTTTAAACAATTTTAATCATTTAAAACAATTTTATTTTTACATGACAACTATGAATTCTAAATATATTTCAATATCTGTAGAAAACTTTCAACGGAATAATAGATTATGTACTATATCATTAGTTCATAAATTATCCGATATTTTATCCGGTATTTTTTTATTTAAAATTGAACACGATAGTGTAATTACAACAATTGTTAATAAATTAACTGATTTTGAGGTAAACTATTACTTTGAATGTGAAAAAAATAATACAAATAGTTTTAGATTTATTACAAATCATATTGAAAGTCAAATTTGTAATAATATTTTTGAAAATATTCAAAAAGCAAATCAAGAATTTATTACAAAACGAAAAAATAAATCTACTGAATTAATTGTTTCTGTTAATAAATCTACTCAAACAACAAATTCAGTAGATTTATCAAATGAATTATTTATTACACATAATAAACTAATTCCGTCAGTTCCATGTAATTCTCCTATTGCAGTTAACAATTTTCAAAAAAATTTAACAAAATTTAAAAATCCAAAAAGTTTTAATACAGTAGAAAATATGAAATTTTTAGGAACTTTTCTACAAAAAATGGAAAATCATAATATTACATCAAATAGTAATGAAAGTGAAACTGATAGTGGAACTCATAGTGAAACTGATATTGATAGTGACAGTGACAGTGATAGTGATAGTGATAGTGATAGTGATTGTTATACGACTATCCATAGTAAAAGAAAACGAAAATTTTTTAAACAAGGGAAAAAAGAAAAAAATATATGTATTGTTGAATCAAACGATAGCGAAAGCGAAAGCGAAAGCGAAAGCGAAAGCGAAAGTGAAAAAGAAGAGAGAAAAAAGAAGATAGAAAAAGAAGATAGACTAATAAATATAGATTAACAAAGAATGTTAAACAAAAACATGTCTTATAAATATTTTGTGTAAATAAAAATTATATTTTAATTTTTATTGGACTGGATAAAAAATAAAAAATTGAATATTAAAATTAGAATATATAATAAATTTATTTTATAATGCTTAGGAATAATAATTACAATCAAATTGAGGATAATATTGCCGAAAATACTTTTACAATTGTTGAAAAATACAAAAAAATTCTTCATATATCGTTAATTATTGGTAGTATGGTAATATTAGTATTAATAATAGCTTTAATATTTACTTCTATAAAACATACAGATGAATGTAAAGATTGTGATAAAAATTATATTGATACTGTTTATCTTGACGATGAAATGAAAAAAAATATTTTAGGAAAAATAAATAATAATATTGATCCTTGTGACGATTTTTATGAATATGCCTGTAGTAATTTAGAATTACCAAAAGGAATGGAACATAATAGTATATGGGAATCTATGGCTAACGATATACAAACTAAACAATTTGATATTTTATCTAAACATTTTGAATTTATTTCACCATATTATAATGAATGTTTATCAACAACTTCAAAAGATATAAACATTTTTTTTGAAAATTATATATTAAAGATAGATAATATAAATGACATAAATTCATTTTTATCAACATTAGGAGATTTAAGAAAATCTCAAATGGAAAACAATATACTTTTTAGTTCATATATTATGGGTGATTTTGAATATGAAGATAAATATATGTTATATTTATTGCCACAAGAATTATTTTTAGATACATTAACAATCGAAGAAATACTTTTAAATTGGGGTATTGAAAAAACAATAATCGATAATGTTCTTTTATTGAATGAAGATTTAGAAAAAATTTCTAAATCGTATTATAATATAAAACAAATTATAAATGATACAGATAGAATAAGTATTGATGATTTTTATAATACAACAAATCTTCAAATTACGAATTTTTTGAATACATATGCTACTAATATTAGTAGTGATATTCAAAATATAAAAGAATTAAATGTAGTTAATTTAGAATATTTTACAAATTTAAGTAAAATATTAGTAAAAACAAATATAAAAACTTTACAAACATATTTAATCTTAAATTTAATTATACAATTTCCATTTAATATTAACGAATTTAATGACAAAAATTATTGTTTAAAATTAACAGTTAATGAATTTTCAGATTATTTCTCACATAAATTTATTATAGAAACATTTCCACCACGTGATAAAATTTTTGCTGAAGATTTAGTTAATACTATTTATAAACAAATGGGTATTCGTTTACAAAATGTAAATTGGTTAGACGAAGATACAAGAAAAGAAGCTATCAATAAATGGGCATACATTCAAAAAAATATTGCCTATGTTAATAAATGGTTAGATTATAGTGATATAAAATTAACAAATGATTTTTTTGAAAATTTTATTAATGTAAATCAATTTCAAAATTCTATATTAGTTTCAAAAATTGGAGAAGCTATCAATAGAAATGAAATGAATAATGATATGATATTAAATGCTGCTTATAATCCAACACAAAATTCAATCAATTTATATGCTGGTCTTATGAGAAAACCATTATTTTCACCAAATATTCCTTTTATTTTAAATTTAGCTGCTTATGGTTCAGTTATTGGTCATGAAATTACTCATGGATTTGATAATAGTGGAAGAATGTTTGGTAAAAATGGTTCTTATAATGATTGGTGGACTAATAAATCAGAAAGTGAATTTATTAAACATTCACAATGTCTAATAGATCAATATAATGAATATACTTTTTGTGAAATGTTTCCGAATAATAAGAATTGTGATATTAAATTAAATGTAAATGGTGAAAAAACACTCGGAGAAAATATTGCAGATTTGGGTGGAGTAAATCTTGCATTTAATTCATACAAAGAATACGAATCAAAATATGTTCAAAAAGATGAAATTTTACCCGGATATTCTAATGATAAATTATTTTTTATTTATTTCGCACAAGTTTGGTGTGAAAAACAAACAATGGATTATGCTATTGAATCTAAAAGTTTTCAAAACGAACATTCTCCTAATAAATTTAGAGTTAACGGTGTTGTATCTAACATGCCCGAATTCGCAAATTCATTTCAATGTTCGAATACATCTAAAATGGGAAAATCATTAACTAAAAAAAGATGTGAAGTATGGTAAATATTATAATCAAGACTATAATATACGCGTTGATATTGTACATTCTAATGAATTAATTTTATTTAAAATATCATCTTTTAAATTTGTATCTAATTCAATTATTGTAAAACCAATATCTTTATGCGTAGATAAAACTTGATTACTTATATTTATACCTTTTAATATATTATTTATAGATTTTAAAGATCCCGGTTCATTTTTATGAATATTAACAAATCTAGTTCGTCCAGATACTGGTAAATTAACTTCTGGAAAATTTACAGAACCTAGAGTAGTACCATATTCTATATAATTAATTATTTTATTAGCCACATCAATACCAATACCAATTTGTGCTTCCTCAGTCGAACCCCCCATATGCGGTGTTAAAATTGTATTAGGACAATTTTGTAAACAATTTATAAAATGTTTTGTATTTTTTGTAGGTTCTTCTGGATAAACGTCAAATGCAGCACCACCTAAATGCCCTTTTTTTAATGCTTCTGATACAATTTCTATATCAATAACCTTACCCCGAGATGCATTAATTAAATATGAACCCTTTTTCATCATCATTATATTATTCTTATTTATCATATTTTTTGTTAAATTTGTTATTGGAACATGAAATGATACAAAATCTGATTTTGCAAGTAATTCATTAAATGTATTTACTCGTTTAGCATTATTATATCGTAATTTTGGAACAATATCATAAAATATTACTTTCATTCCCATAATGTCTGCTAATTGAGATAATTGTGTTCCAATAGAACCATATCCAACAATACCTAATGTTTTTTCTCTCAATTCGTTACAATTATTTGAAGTTTTATTCCAAAAACCATTATGCATTTCATTGTTTTTATCCCCAATCTTTCTAGATAACATTATCATATAACCAATCACTAATTCAGCTACACTACGAGTATTTTCGTATGGTGAATTAAATACTGGAATACCTAATCTATTTGCACAATCTAAATCTGTTTGATCTGTTCCTATACAAAAATGTCCAATAGCTAATAACTTATTAGCATTTTCTAATATTTCTTTAGTTAAATTTGTTTTACTTCTTATGCCTATTACATGAATATCTTTAATTTTTTCTTTTAATACATCTGGATTTAGTTGATTAATTTCTTCTACATCATATCCTTTTTCTTTTAAAATGTTTGATGCAATATTTGAAATTTTATTTAATAATAAAATTCGTTTCATATTATGATAATGTAATAAGTTATAAAATATATTTATTTTAATATTATAATTAAAATAAATATAAAATGACAATCACTTTTATTCGACATTGCGAATCATTATTTAATCATTATTTAATCATTCTAAAGAACAAAATCTAAACGGTTATATTGAAGATTACAATTTAAATTATTACTTTGAAAATCCGTTATATTAACCGATAATTTAATAATTTCATCAATTTTTATAAATGTATCTATTATAAATATAATATTTTACTCAAAAAACCATAGAAAGAAATTAATAATAACACTATCAAAAAAATTATTAAAAATAATGATGATGATGTTACTTTCCAATTAGTACTTTGTAATTCATTTTCATAATTTTTTTCTAATTCATTTAATTTAGTTTTATCGATTGATTTTAACAATAATGTTAAATTTTTATCTCTTTTCATAAATTCATCTAAAGAGAATCCTTGTCTATTTTTTTTTAAATGTCCGTGTATATATTTGTTTAGAACTAGGTCATGAACTTTTTTATTTATGTTCATTTTAATATAATATCTCATAAATAAATAAAAATATAAAATTTCAAAAATTGTCATTACAGAGATAACTATTGTTAATCCATGTAAATTTGACCATACATCTAAATTCCCCATTATTATATAATATATAATAATATATAATAATATATAATATTATTATATAATAATATGAAATTATTTGGTTTTGATTTATTTAGTTTAGGAATTTGTTTATTAACAATTGGAATATTTATAGGTTTTATAATAATATTTACACAAATGGTTGGTTTAACAACAAATAAAATGGTTGTTTATAGAATTCTAGATAAATACAAAAAAGATTTGAAACTATTTAGTTGCAATAATACTAGTAAATTAATTAATTTACTTAGCAAAGTAAAAAAAGAAAATTTCAAACAAATAAACAAAAATAATATTAAAGAAAAATTCACAAATAATGTAATCGAAGAATTAAAAGAAAAAAATGAAATCAAAAATGAAAT